TTTTAAAGGAACCGAATCATGTCGAATAGTTTTTCCAAAGAAGAGCGCGTTGCGTTTGAAGACCTCCTCGAAGGCTTCCAGGACGCGCTGGTATTGTCCCGCAACGTCTCGATCTACAACACAGATCAGACGATGATGGAACGCGCCAACAACACCATCTGGCGTCCCCAGCCCTACATCGCCCAGTCGATCAACAGCACCCCTGGTACTGCGATCCCTGGCTATCAGGGCATGACCCAGCTGTCCGTCCCCGCCACTCTGGGCTTCAGCAAGACCGTGCCTTGGGAAATGACCTCCCTCGACCTGCGCGACGCTTTGCAAGAAGGCCGCCTGGGTGAGAGCGCCAAGCAAAAGCTGGCTTCCGACATCAACGTCGCCATCATGAACTCGGCCGCAAGCCTTGGTTCTTTGGTTGTGGACATTGGTGCTGCTGCTGGTGACTATGACGACGTGGCCCTGTGCGACGCCATCATGAATGAGCAGGGCGTGCCTGACTATGACCGCTTCATGGCCCTGTCCAGCCGCGACTACAACGGCCTGGCTGGCAACTTGGTTGGCACCGCACGTTCGTTCGGTAACGCCAAGTCTGACAAGGCCTACGAGCGCAGCTATGTCGGCATGGTTGCTGGCTTTGAGACCTACAAGATGGACTACGCAAACCGTCTGGCAGCTGCTGCTGGCGGTGGCTCCATCACCATCGACACCGATGGCGCAGGCACTCAAGCCAACTACACGCCCCAGGCTACCTCGACCTCCGTCGGCGGCCAGATCAACGTGGACAACCGCTTCCAGACCGTGACCGTTTCCTCGACCACCAGCGTGGCCGCAGGCGATGCATTCACGATTGCTGGTGTGTACGCTGTGCACCACATCACCAAGCAGAGCACTGGTCAACTCAAGACCTTCCGCGTGGTGTCTGTGGATTCCGGCACGACCATGACGATCACTCCCCCGATCATCGGTGCTCAGGGTGTGTCTCCGACTGATGCCCAGCTGCAGTACAAGAACGTCGCGGTGGAAACCCCGTCGAACACCGCTGCAATCACTTGGCTGAACGTCAACACTTCCCAGGTCAACGTGTTCTGGCAAAAAGACGCTCTGGAAATTCTGCCTGGCCGCTACGCAGTTCCGGCCGATGCTGGCGTCGCAGTGATGCGTGCCACCACCGACCAGGGCATCGAGCTGGTGATGCAGAAGTTCTACGACATCGACAGCATGACGATCAAGTATCGTCTGGACACGCTGTTCGGCGTTGTGAACAAGAACCCCGAGATGTCTGGCATCTTGTTGTTCAACCAGTAATCTGGCAAAAGACTGGGGGGCTCCGGCCCCCCTTTCTGCATAGGAGACCGAAATGCCACTGACCAAAGGTTACTCAAGCAAGTCCATCGGCAAGAACATCAAGGCCGAGAAAAAAGCAGGCAAGCCAATGAAGCAGGCTGTGGCCATTGCTTTGAACGTTGCCACCAAAGCCGCAAAGGCTGCTGGGAAGACCAGCAAAGCGCCAAAAAAGGCTAAGAAATGAAGTCCGGCCTGTACGCCAACATTCACGCAAAACGTGAACGCATTGAGCGCCAGAAGGCTGCAGGCAAGACGCCTGAGCGCATGCGCAAGCCAGGCACAAAAGGAGCGCCAACCGCTGCCGCATTCAAAGCTGCAGCCAAGACAAGAAAGAAGGCTAAGTGATGGAACACATTTACCTGTCGCCAAAATATCGAAAGGGCAAAAAGCCCGTTAAGGTACGCAAGCCGTCCAAGCCGATTGATGGCATCAACCATCGCTTGATGGCCGAACAGGTCACCAAGGTGCTGCAAGAAGTCGCGGTCGAAGCCTCGGCCGTGCCCGATGACAATGCAGCTCCAACTCGTATCGAGTTGATCGAGAAGGCCAAAGAACTCGGCCTGACGTTCACCAAGCGCACCAGCGATGAGAAGCTGCTGGCCATGATCACCGAAGCACTCAACAAACAGGAGGCCTGACATGGGCTACAGCAAGCGCCAATTTGTGGCAGCAGCCTTCGAGGAAATCGGCCTTGCGTCCTATGTCTTCGATCTGCAGCCAGAACAACTCCAGTCTGCATTGCGTCGCCTGGATGCCATGATTGCCGACTGGAACGGTAAAGGCATCCGTCTGGGATACCCGCTGCCAGGCAGTCCACAGTACAGCAATCTCGACGAGCCGTCCGAAGTGCCTGATAGCGCGAACGAAGCCATCATCACAAACTTGGCCATCCGGCTTGCTCCGGGCTACGGCAAGGTGGTGATGCCAGAGACCAAGGCTGTGGCCAAAGACAGCTACAACACCCTGCTGCAACGTGCCACCATGCCATTCGAGCAACAACTGCCGAGCACAATGCCTGCTGGCGCTGGAAACAAGCCGTGGCGCGTGTACGACAATCCGTTCATCCGTCCGCCTGTCGACCCGCTTTTGGCCGGTCAGGATGGCGCAATCGAATTCAACTGAGGACACACCATGCCACAAATCTACCAACTTCCGCTGCTGCTCCAGGCCTCTCCTGGCGACCAGATTCCAGTCTATGCACCAAACAATGGGGATGCACGTCGCCTGCCGATCAGTGCCCTGTTGGCCTACTTCCAACAGACATTCGCGGCTCCAACGCTATCCACCAGCATTTCGACGCCAGGCACTGGCTTCAACATCACTGTGCCAACCCCTGTCAGCCAGCAACTGTGGATGCTGATCCAGCCTGCTGGAACGTTGGCATCTGGCACCGTGACACTTCCGCTGAACACCCAGACGCCTGACGGCACCGAGGTGCTCATCACCACCACCCAGCAGATCACCAGCTTCACGCTTGCACTGAATGGTGCGGCTGCAGCCTATGGCAATCCTGGCACTTTGGCTGCAGAGGACTTCTTCCGCATGCGCTTTGTGCAGTCGCTCAACAGCTGGTATCGCATCGCTTAACCAAGGAGATCATCATGTCCGTTGTAAATCAATTCAGCCAGCGACTTGGTTCAAACCAAGTTGTTTCGCCTGGCGCAGCATCTGCCAGCGTCACCATCAATCAGCAGGACAAAGCTGTCCGGTTGGTCAACAGTGGCGCAAACATCTGCTACGTGCGCATCGGTGGAGGCGCTGCAACTACTGCAGACATTCCTGTCCGTGCAAACAGTGAGGTGATCATTCGCAAGTCCACTGAAGACACGGCGCTGTCGTACATCTCTGCTGCAGGCACCACGCTCAACATTGCAACTGGCGAGGGCGGCATCTGATGCCATCCAAAAAAGACCCGCGTCTGGATCGCGTCGGCGTCGAGGGCTACAACAAGCCCAAGCGCACACCGTCGCACCCGACAAAATCCCACGTTGTTGTGGCCAAGGATGGCGACAAGGTCAAGACTATTCGTTTTGGCCAGCAGGGTGTGTCTGGGTCTCCGAAGCGCGAAGGCGAGTCCAAAGCGGACAAAGCCCGGCGTGAATCATTCAAGGCCAGGCACGCTGAGAACATCGCCAAGGGCAAGATGAGCGCAGCGTACTGGGCCAACAAGGTCAAGTGGTGATCCATGCAGATTCCAATCCTCAACGGCATCTACGCTGACAACGGGCCAGACCTTCGCACGTCGTACCCTGTCAACATGGTGCCAGTGCCAAAGCAGTCCGGCATCAGTGCCGGTTTTCTGCGTCCTGGTGACGGCATTGTCGGCAACGGCACTGGCCCAGGAATCGACCGTGGCGGCATCAACTGGAACGGCGTCTGCTACCGCGTCATGGGCACCAAGCTGGTGACGGTGGCCAGTGATGGATCAGTGAATGAGCTTGGCGACGTTGGTGGCCCTCTCACCTCTTTTGTGACGATGGACTACAGCTTCGACCGCTTGGCCATTGCATCAGGTGGCCGCCTGTATTACTGGAATGGATCAAGCCTTACGCAAGTGACAGACCCCGATCTCGGCGTTGTTCTCGATGTTGTCTGGGTGGACGGCTATTTCATGACAACCGATGGCACCAGTTTGGTGGTGACAGAGCTGTCCGATCCAACCCAGGTCAATCCACTGAAATACGGCAGCTCCGAAGTTGATCCAGACCCTGTGGTGGCTCTGCTCAAACTACGCAACGAGGTCTATGCTTTGAACCGCAACACCATCGAGGTGTTTGACAACGTCGGAGGCGAGTTCTTCCCGTTTCAGCGCATCGATGGCGCACAGGTTCAAAAGGGCGTCATCGGCACATTCGGCTGCTGCGTTTTCGTGGAGAACATCGCCTTCCTTGGCTCCGGCCGCAATGAAGCGCCAGGCATCTACCTCGGCGCGAACGCGACTGCTCAAAAAATAAGCACGCAGGAAATCGACCAGATTCTGCTTAGCTACACAGAGCTGCAGCTTTCACGCGTCAAGCTGGAGGCACGCAACGACAAGGCCCACCAGCACCTGTACGTCCATCTTCCAGATCGCACGCTGGTGTTTGATGCCGCTGCCACTGGAGAGCTGAGCCAGCCAGTTTGGTTCACGCTGACCACCAGCCAAGTCGGTTTCAGTCAGTATCGTGCAAGGAATCTTGTCTGGGCCTACGACAAGTGGCTGATTGGTGACCCGCAGTCCAACGCCATCGGATACCTGGTGGACAACATCAGCAGCCACTGGGGCCAGATCGTTCGCTGGGAGTTCGGCACACTGATCGTCTACAACGAAAGCAATGGCGCGATCTTCAACGAGCTGGAGCTGGTCAGCCTGACTGGTAGCGTGGCGCTCGGCATCGACCCCATGATTTCGACCAGCTACAGCGTGGATGGGAAAGCCTGGAGCCAAGACCGCAGCATCCGTGCAGGCACAACCGGCAGCAGAAAGCGTTTGGCCTGGTTCCAGCAGGGTCACATGCGCAACTGGCGCATCCAGCGTTTCCGTGGCGACAGCCAAGCGCACCTGTCCTTCATCCGTCTTGAGGCTCAGATCGAGCCGTTGGCATACTGATGGCAACCCAAAAGCTCAATCTCACCCGCGACCAGCTCGCCACGTTCCTCAAGAACTTTGAGCAGGTAAAGCAGTTCGAGCAGCTGTTTGCCTTGGCAGATCAGATCGCGCCTTCACCAGACACGCCTGGCATTGAGGTGCTGGCTGGAAATGGACAAGCATCAGCAAATGAGGCACTGGCTCAGATCGTGAGCCTGGCCAAGGATGTGGCCATAAACGCAGGCAATGCAGACCAGAAGGCCGTGCAGGCACTGGACGCGCTCGGACGCATTGCCAACGCTCTGGAAATGCTGGCAACTGCGCCAGTAATTCAGAACAACAACTCGGTGGTGACGGACTACATCGACCTGCCAGAAGATGGCCCACACGTGACCCAGGCGCGTCGCGTGCAGTGGAATCAAGACGATGGCACGATGGACGTTGGCTTGTATGGCGGCAGTGTGTTGCAGGTCGGCCAAGAGCTCATGTTCTACGCCAAGAACACAAGCGGCTCGACAATCGCCAACGGCACGCCAGTGATGTTCACTGGCACGGTCGGCGCTTCTGGCAAGTTGACCTTTGGTCTGGCCATCGCAGACGGTTCTGTGCCAGCCGATTACATGATGGGCGTGGCCACACAGGACATTGCAGACAATGCCTTCGGCTACGTGACAAACTTTGGCCTCGTGCGCGGATTCGACACGACAGGCACACCATACGGCGAGGTTTGGGCTGATGGCGACCTGTTGTACTTTGGAGCAACAACACCAGGAACATGGACAAAGGTGCAACCGATCGCACCGCGCATCGACGTTCCGGTGGCCGTGGTTGTCAATGCTGGTTCTGGCGGTTCTGGCTCGATCTTTGTGCGCATGACCATCGCTGAATCGTTGGCGCGGCTGCAGGACGTTTACATCAGCGGCTTGGCCAATGGCGACCTGCTGCAATACGACAGCGTGCAGCAACGGTGGGAGAATGTCCCTGCGTCCACTTTGCCGGTCGGCACAGCAACGAATTTGGCCGGTGGTGCAGCAGGGTCTGTCCCTTACCAAAGCGCCCCGAGCACAACAACATTCCGCGCAATCGGCACTGCTGGGCAGGTCTTCAGGGTCAACAGCGGCGCAACTGCGCCCGAGTGGGTGTCGCCTGCTGCACTGACCAAGGTTGACGACACCAACGTCACGCTCACGCTGGGCGGCAACCCTGCCAACGCGCTGCTGGCTGCAGCATCGCTCACGCTCGGCTGGACTGGGCAGTTGTCGGTTGCTCGTGGCGGCTCTGGCGCTTCGACAGCGGCTGGCGCTCGCACGAACTTTGGGGCCACGACAGTCGGCTCCAACTTGTTCACGCTCGCCAATCCGAGCGCGGTCACTTACATGCGCATCAATGCCGACAATTCGGTGTCGACGCTGGATGCGGCCACATTCAGGACGGCAATCGGCGCAGGCACCGGAAACGGCACTGTGACGAGCGTCTCGACTGGCACCGGCCTAACAGGTGGCCCGATCACAGGCAGCGGGACAATCAGCTTTTCAGTTGCCGCTGTTGGCACGTGGGCTGCAACACCATCGTCTGCAAACCTTGCGGCAGCAATGACGGACGAAACTGGAAGCGGGTCTCTGGTGTTCGCTACGCGCCCTTCGTTTGCCAGCACAATCGGTGTCGGTGGAGCCACGGCGTCTGCTTCTGGCGCTGGCGTCACTTTCCCGG